CTTCATCCTTCTTTAAACTAGTATCTGTCTTCTCAGTTGTAACTAATTGGACACCAGAGTTAGATGATTTCTTAGTATTTTTTACTGTAGGTTTATCTTGTATATCTTCAGTTTCTTCTTCACTATTATCAGTATCTTCATCCGAACTAATTGGATCATCCTCATTTTCAGTAGGAGCATCGCTATTATAGTCTTCGTCATCTTCATCATAATATTCTTCAGATTCGCCATCTAAATCATCATTTTTACCAGTACCAATAGATAATACAATATTAAAATTACTAGATTTCTTTTTGCCTTTAGTTAAATTTTTCTTATCTACTTCGTCTTCTTCATCGTCATCTTCACTTTCAGATATAGTTTCATAATCATCTTCATTATCATCTTCTTCGCTTTCAGATATAGTTTCATAATTATCTTCATCCTCTTCTTCGCTTTCTTCATAAATTTTACGACGTAATCGTTTTGAACTATGTCTTTTATTCTTTTTTGATATTTTATAGTCAGAACTAGTTTCTGAAGATATTTCAGAAGGGAAATATTCTGAGTCTGTTTCTGTTTCACTATCAGAAATAATACTTTCATTATCATATTTATTTTTAGATGCCTTTTTCTTTCTATCATTCTTTATATCATTCTTTTTTCCAGCCTTTATTTTCTGATTTTTAATATCATCTTTTAAAGTCTTTTTTAAACGTTCACCAGCTTCAACCTTTTTATTAATATGTTTAGATGGAAACATCTTTGCCAAAAATTTTCTATATTCATGCTGATCAAAGTCATCTTCATTATCAGAATTGCTATCATAACTACTATTATTATCTGAAGAGTCATCATCATTTATTTGTTTTCTACGTCTATCATCATTTTTCTTTTCTTTTTTATCCTTTTTAATAGTCATTTTAGTTTGTTCTCTGGTCATTTTTTATTACTTTTATAAATTATGTTTATATCGTATTTTTAAAATCAATTTTTTTGGTGGTCTTTATGTAAAACATTTATAAAAATAATATAAATATTAATTACCATTATTTTGGTAAAAAATAAAATTGATTTGAAACAATCTAAATATTATTTATAGTATTATAATAAGAATGTCGCAAAGTTCCAGAAACATGAAAAATATTAATTGTTCCAAAATTATTGGCATCCAGTTTAGTATATTATCACCTGAAGAAATTCGTAAAGGCTCTGTAGCCGAAATTACAAGTCGCGATACATATATTAATAATAAACCAGTAATTAATGGATTATTTGACCCTAGAATGGGGGTCTTAGAACCCGGTTTAATCTGTCCTACGGATGGTTTAGACTATATGCAAACTCCGGGTTACTTTGGACATATTGAATTGGCGCGACCAGTCTTCTATATTCAATACTTGTCTACAATTCAAAAAATTCTTCGCTGTGTTTGCTTTAAATGTAGTAAACTATTAGTGTCAAAGGAAAAATACAAACAGGCGCTTAAAATGCCATCTCAAGCCAGATGGAAGTATGTGTTTGAATTAAATAAAGACATTAAGCGATGTGGTGAAGATACTGAAGATGGTTGCGGTTGTTTACAACCAAAGAAAATCAGAAAAGAAGGTTTTGCTTCTTTATATGCTGAATGGGCTAATACTAGTGAAGAAGGTGAAGAGAATATTGTAATTCCTTTAACTCCTGAATTAGTACTTAAAATATTTAAGCGTATTTCAGATGAAGATGTGACTTTTATGGGATTTAGTCCTTTATGGTCGCGTCCTGATTGGATGATTTGTCAGGTTTTAGCAGTGCCTCCACCTGCTGTAAGACCATCTGTAAAACATGATGCGCAACAGCGTTCTGAAGATGATTTAAGTCATATTCTTGTTAATATTATTAAAACAAATAAGACATTACAAGATAAAATACAGAATAATGCGCCTGAAAATGTTATTAATGATTGGACAACTGTATTACAATATCATGTTGCCAGTCAGGTTGATAATAAATTACCTGGTTCCAATCCAGTTGCCCAACGTTCTGGCAGACCATTAAAGTCCATTAAAGACAGATTAAATGGTAAAGGTGGCAGAATGAGAGGTAATCTTATGGCTAAACGTGTTGATTTTAGTGCGCGTTCAGTTATTACTGCGGATCCAAATATTTCAATTAGAGAACTAGGTATTCCTATGAAAATAGCAAAAAATATTACTAAGCCTGTTACTGTTAATCGTGTAAATAAAGCATTCTTAACAAAATTAGTGCAAAATGGTCCTGATGTGTGGCCTGGTGCTAAGATTTTGGAAAGAAAGAATGGCGAATCAATAACATTGAAATATCTAGATAGAAAGTCTATTGTTTTAGAAGAAGGAGATATTGTTCACCGTCATATGATGGATGGTGATGCTATCTTATTTAATAGACAACCGACTTTACACAGAATGAGTATGATGTGTCACATTGCGCGTATTATGAAGCGCGGTGATACTTTTAGAATGAATGTGGCTGATAGACTTTGTGTCAGCAAAAGGGAGCGTGAAAAGCGTTAAACTCCCTAGTGTCTATTTTTAGGAAATGATTAAACCAAATAGTTTGGTTCTAAATTACTAAATATGGATGCAACACAACCAAATTGCCTGGAAGTTCCTTAGAGCCTTCACTACCACTCTAATTTTGAAAGAAATCAGAGGACCACGATTAATAGTCGTAACCAATGGTAAAAAAGTGAATGGATTGGATAATCAGCAGCCAAGCCCCTAAACTCGTTATGGTAAGAGCATGGGGAAGGTCCAGAGAGTAGATGATTGTGGGTATCAAATGATGGTTTAACCAACCGGATGATGCTTAAGGTGTATTCCACCCTTACCATAAATGGTAAGGAAATTATTAAGGTCGACAAAGCCTTACAATGCCGATTTTGATGGGGATAGACATATGTAAATAACATTTTGTCCCCAACAGGGAGCGTGAAAAGCGTGCAACTCCCTAGTTAAGTGATTTAATAAATAATAAATTCTAAAATAATATAAATAAAAATATATATATAATATAAAAATGGAACCATCAAAATATTTAGAACTGTCAAAAATAATTATAGATGACCCAACCAAAAGATATTGTGAAATATACAAAATAACAAATAACACTAGTGGTAAGATATATGTAGGACAAGCAGTGTCACATATTTTAAACAATAAAAGATATAGACCATACGGACATGAAGGGCGATTTAGATGTCATATTTCAGAAGCATTTTCAACAAAGAAAAATCAATCACATTATTTAAATAATGCCATTAGAAAATATGGTGTTACAGATTTTGTTGTTGAATTAATAGAATGTTGTGAAACTAAAGATGCCGATGAAAGAGAAACGCATTACATTAAGGAATTTAATAGTTTATTTCCTAATGGTTATAATCTAAAAAATGGTGGTAATGTGTTTACTCATAGTGACGAAAGTAAAAAACGTGTATCAAATGGAGTTATTAATTATTTTAAAGATAAAAAGTATGATAGATTTAAAGATGTTAAACAAATAGATGATGACATTGATAAATATATTAAACCTTTAAAAAAACACAATGAACAATATGGATGGTATGTATATATTGATAGAAATAAAGCAGATTTTGGAGGAGTTCATATTTCGTTGGATGAAAGCAAAAAATGTGCAATAGAATTTATACAAAATTTAAAAAATCAGTTAGCAACATGAACAAATTGCCTGGAAGTTCCTTAGAGCCTTCACTACCACCTTATTATAGAAACATTTTAAGGGACCACGATTAATAGTCGTCTACAATGGTAAAAAAGTGAATGGATTGGATAATCAGCAGCCAAGTCCCTAACCTCGTTATGGTAAGAGTATGGGAAAGGTTCAGAGAGTAGATGTTTGTGGGTCTCAAATGACGGTTTAACCAACCAGATGAGGCTTAAGGTGTATTCCAACCTTATTAGAAATGGTAAGGACATTCGTGGAAATGAATTTACATATGCCGCAGGATCCGGAATCCGAGGCAGAATTAAAGAATTTGGCAGCAGTGCCATATCAGATAATCAGTCCAGGTAACAACTCATCAATCATCGGTATCTATCAGGATTCGATGTTGGGTTGCTACAGATTTACAAGAGAAAAAATAGATTTTACACAGAAAGACGCAATGAACTTATTAATGATGTTTAAGCGTGTTAATCCATTTGTTAAAGATAAGAAATCAAATGATCGTATATCAAATTTTGAGATTATGTCACAAATCTTGCCACCCATATCACTTAAAGTGAAAAATAAGCAATTTAATGGTGATACTGAAAAGTCAGAATCTTCAAATAATATTATTGAAATTATAAATGGCAAATATATTCGAGGCCAAATGGATAAAGGTATTCTTGGTTCTGGCACCAAAGGTCTAATCCATCGTGTATGCAATGATTACGGCAATATGGCGTCAGCTGAATTTGTAGATGATATTCAGAATATTGTTACTGAATATATGAAGCAAAGTGCTTTTAGTGTTGGTATTAGTGATTTAATTACTGATGAAAAGACCAATCAAAAAATTATTAGTATTATTTCAGATAAGAAGACTGATGTTAAGAATTTAATTGACCAAGTCCAAATTGGTATATTTGAAAATAACTCTGGAAAAACAAATGAAGAGGAATTTGAGACTAAAGTTAATAATATTCTTAGTAAGGCACAATCAGAAGCTGGAAGAGAAGCCTTGAAAAACCTAGATAAGGAAAACAGATTTGTAGTTATGTTTAATGCCGGGTCTAAAGGTACTGAAATTAATATCCAACAGATGACTGCTTGTCTTGGACAACAAAATGTAGATGGTAAGCGTATTCCATATGGATTTGAACATAGAACACTTCCTCATTATCATAAATATGATGATTCCCCAACAGCTCGTGGCTTTGTAGAGAGTTCATATATTAATGGTCTATCACCTCAAGAGCTATTCTTTCACGCTATGGGTGGTCGTATTGGTCTAATTGATACTGCTGTTAAGACCTCTACTACTGGTTATATTCAGCGCAGATTAATTAAAGGTCTAGAGGATTTAATGGTAAATTATGATATGACAATCCGAACAAATAAAGGTAAGATTGTTCAGTTCTCATATGGTGATGATAATATTGATACAATTAAGGTTGAAAATCAGGAAATTCATATTGTTGACATGAGTGTTCAAGATATTTATGGTCACTATAATGTACCAGAAGATGCTAAGACAAAAAGCAAGTCACTATCTAGTATGTTTACCAAGAACGCATTTAGTCTTCATAAGAAACAAGAAGAACAACTAAATAAGAAATGTAAATTTTATACTGACTATATGATTGAAAAACGAGATATTATTATCAAGAATATCTTTAATAATAAATCTGATAAGGTAGTTCGTGTTCCTGTAGCATTTTCATATATTATTCAGAATGTTATTGGACAACAAGGTATTAATGCTAATTCACTTGTGGATATTACAATGCTAGATGCGTTTGAACTAATTGAAAATACATTTGCCAAGTTAGAACAAATACATTATGCTCCACCCACTGAATTATTCAAAGTATTATATTACTACTATTTATCTCCTAAGGATTTATTACTCAATAAGCGTTTCAATCAGAAAGCATTAGAAGTATTATGTGCTACAATTATACTTGATTATAAGAGAGCAATTGTTGCTCCTGGTGAAATGGTTGGAATGGTTGCCGCACAGAGTATTGGTGAACCGACTACACAGATGACTTTGAACACTTTCCATTTTGCTGGTGTTGCATCTAAGTCAAATGTAACTCGTGGTGTTCCAAGAATTGAAGAAATTCTATCATTATCAGCATCACTAAAGAACCCATCATTAACTGTATATTTGAAACCAGAAGATGAGACTGATAAGGATAAAGCAAATACAATTCAGTATATGTTGGAACATACAAAACTGGAAGAAGTTGTAAAATCAGTTGAGATATGTTTTGATCCGGATGATATGAATACTTTGATTGATGAGGATAAGAGTACAATGGCACAATTTAGAGCATTTGAAAATATGGTTAATGAATGCTTAGATACAGATGCCGGTACATCAGAAGAAACTGAGAAGTCTAAGTGGATTATTCGTATGGTTATGGATCCAGAGACAATGTTAGAGAAAAATATTACAATGGATGATGTTCATTTCACATTGAATAATACTTATAGAGATGAGATATCATGTGTCTATTCAGATTATAATGCTGATAAATTGGTATTTAGAATTAGAATGGCTAATATTTTGAAGAATAGTGGAAGTAAGACACAAAAGAAGACTAAGTTAAATCCATTGGACCAATCTGATCAAATCTACATATTAAAGAATTTCCAAGATCAGTTACTAAATAATATTGTACTTCGTGGTATTAAAAATATTGATAAGGTTATTCTTCGAAAAATAAAGGATAATTTAAAACTTAAATCAGGTGCTTACGTAAAAGAAGATATTTGGGTTCTAGATACAATTGGTACAAATATGCTTGATGTTTTAGGATTAGATTATATTGATCCTAACAGAACATCTAGTAATGATATTATTGAAATTTATGAGGTTCTTGGTATGGAAGCAGCTAGACAGGCAATTTATAATGAGTTGGCAGATGTGATTGAATTTGACGGTACTTATTTAAATTTCCATCATATGGCATTATTATGTGACAGAATGACATTTAGTCACAAAATGATTTCGATATTTAGACACGGAATTAATAATGATGATATTGGACCAATTGCGAAAGCATCATTTGAAGAGACACCTGAAATGTTCTTAAAGGCTGCTAGACATGCTGAGTTAGATAATATGAGAGGTATTTCAGCAAATGTTATGTGTGGCCAAGAAGGTTTATTTGGTACTGCTTCATTCCAAGTTGTTTTAGATTTGAATGAAATGGTTAACTTAGAAGAGAAATATAAATATGAATATGAGAATAAAGAAGCTCTTATTGAAAATGGATTATTTGGCACTATAGAAGATCCTAGTGATAGTTGTAGTACAAAGAACTTGACAATAGAAAATAATGTTGTTAATATTCAGTCACAAGAAATGGGTGGAGATAATGACTATAATCCATTTGCTTAAATAATATAAATAACATAAGATCTAAATAATATATTAAAAATAAGTAGTTATGAATAAATAATCATTTCATAATGAAAAGTTTTTTTAATATATTACAAAAATGTGCAAATAGTCCAATAATTAAATATCCAGATGATAAATCATCATATGTATTTTCTAATCATATATGGGACACAAATAAAACTAATAGTACAATTATAAAATGGAATAAAAATATTAATAATGAAATTATTAAAATGAATGATACATATTTTATATCATGCTACATTTATAATATTATTTGTAAAATTTATAAAGAGTATAAAGCAATATTAAATAAAGACAAAAAAACTATTTTTAAATTTTCATCTGCAAAATTAAAAGTATTTAAAATGATTATTACTGATGATATCCAAACAGATTTTTTATTTTTAAAGAAATATAAAAAACAATTGGTTGATATTTTTTCAAAGGCCCAAAAAATATATCATTTATTTATAAGATTTGCACACATTTACAGACTAAAAAAATATAAAACAGTTGTAACAGATGATTTATCATTAACACCTTTAGATATAAATCATAGAAATACATTTATATTAATTCAGAATAGGTCAAAATATTTATTTAGTTTAAATGATCTTGTTAAAATTATCGAGACAGCAATTACAAATGCACCATATTTTTTCCAGGAACCAAATTTTGCTAAAAATCCATATAATAATGAAGTATTTAATTATTCAACATTTTATAATATTTACTTTCAGCTAAAGTCATCGCATCGGATTATGTCAACCGCATTTCATTTATATTTTTTATCTGACTTTGATCTAGACAAATTTATTTTGAAACATGAAGCATTTTTAAGAGATATAACAATTCAAAATTATATATATAATACACAAAACAGTATATTACATAAATCTATATTGGCTATGTTAAAACAAAATTTTTATACAAATAAACTAGCAATACATGATGATTTTCCAAAGGATTTATTAGTAGATATTTTCAAACCATTTTTATATTACTATTTAGTTGTTCATTATGATATACAAGGAACTCAAAGAATAAGAATTTACAAGAAAATATTATATTTAAAATTAAAAAAATTTTATTTTTATAATAAGACATTTGGTAGAAAAATTAGTCACTACAAACCTAAACTAAGTATTATAGATAGAACAAATTGGATACCATTTTCATTTATTACGCATCATATTCCATTTCATATGATACAAGTACGAGATACAGATGACTATGATGAAGATGAAGATGATGAAGATGAAGATGTATATTTAAATACAAATAGGAATACAAATACAAATACTACAAATACAAATACAAATACAAATACAAATACAAATACAAATACAAATACAATGACTACAAATAATATTGATGCTACTAGTAGTGATGAAAATAATAATCAAAATAGTGAAGATAATAATCAAAATAGTGATGAAGATAGTGTCGAAGAAAATAATAATGAAGATACTATTGAAGAAAATAATAATCCTGAACATACAGAATTAATTAATGATGAAAGTAGTGTTGATGAAATTATTGATGGGTATGATAGTTACTAACATACTAGATGTGTTTTCTTGTAGTATTTTTAGTATATATTTTACCTCCAATTTTACGAGTTGGAGGACGTCCTCTTTTTTTTGGTTGTTGTATTACTGGTTGCTCAATTACTGGTTGTTCTATTACAGGTTGTTCTATTACTGGTTGATCTATTACTGGTTGCTCTAAATTTGACATATCTCTAATAAGTATATCTTCTTCAACTAACTTAATATTTCTGTTGCGCATTAATTGTTTCTCACTTTGAATAGCCTTCTTAAGTATATTTTGCGGCATTTTTGGCATTTTATCAAATACTTCATCTAAATAATGTTCAATTGTGTAATAAGCATCTATAGCTTGTCCTATATATGTCATACATTGATTTATAGGATTAGGTAATTTACTAATATCAATTATACTACTATTGTTACCATCTTTAATTAATTTATATTGATGAACACTATTTTCATTTTCATTATTTTCTTTTTGTTTATAAAATACAGGTGTCATAATAATAGCATATTTACCTATATTTTCACTAGGCATCCAACAAACCATTACCGACATATTTCTATACAAAAAGTCCTTTTTAGATATCATCATAGATGGTATTTTATATTTATTTAATAGTACCCATAAATCAAAATTTCCTGCATTAAATGTTTCTAATATAATCATTTGTTCAATTGTCATACCTTTTTTAATATTATCATTTGATAATACATTTTGGTACTCTTCATCTCTTAAAATAGCTAATATTTTCTGATATCTCTCAATATTTGTATAGTTATCAGTAAGTCTATTATATTCACCAATTAAATCATCTTTAACCATGCCTATAGTAATATCTTCACCATGAAATTCTTTAACTAAGTCAATAATAAGATAAAGTGGACAAAATGGACTATTAGAATATTCTACTTCTCTATAATTACTAGGAAAACATTTTTTCCAATAAGTTGCATTACTAATTGGTTTTGGTTCACTTCGTCGACAATCAATAATTTTTGTTGTATTAACAGCTATATCATATTCATATACATTATTATATAACTGACTTGTAATTGGTTGAGCATTATCAGTAGTATTATATTTTGCATATTTATTAATATCAGCTGGAACTAAATTTTCAAAAAACTCTTGATTTATCATATCTTGTAATACAATAATTTCATTATCTCGCAAATTATATTTAACTAGACCAAAAGATAAATACGATTGAGGTTTAAATATAAATGACTTTATTCTATTATAACGAATAAGTTCATCGGCCATTCTTCCAAAATAATATTCTTTATTTGGCTGTTTTGAAACTAAGTTGTTAGATGGAAATTGAATAATACATTTATCTTTATTTTGAGATACTTTACAAATAGATGTTGGATTGACATCACAAGTATCAACAGAACTATTTATACATGTTTGAATATCATCTTCTATAATATTTTTATAATCAAAATCTTCAACAAATTCAATATTATCTCCAACAAGATCAACTAACAAATCAGTTACACGTTTTAATTTATCCTTATATAAAACAGTTTTTTCATTTGATGCATCTTTGATAGTTTTTCGTTTGCCACTATTTGAATAATTATTGAATAAAATACGAATTGTATTTCTGAATGTATTGTAAAAGTTAGTTTCCAAATTAACGCGTTTAATATAGTCAACACGCACATTATCGACATTGTTAGTTGTTAATGTTTTTATATCTGATACAAGTGTATTATTACTACTAATTATACGAATATGATCTTTATTAACTGCGGAAACTGGTATAGGTTTATTAATCTGAATAAACTGATTTGTATTTGTTAAAAATCCCATAATTACAGCGTTATTAAATTCTGCATCAGCTACATGAAAGAAATTATCTGGTTTATCTTCATCTTCTTTTATAGCTGCTAATTGTGATTGTGATTGTTCTTGAGAAAAAGGTCTATTATAATATGAACGCAAGAATTCAACTGTATCATCATATGATTGCCAAATATCATCTGACATATAAACATAATCATATGCGTCATTTAATGATGATGGATAACAAGGAACAAATCCATTAAGACCATCTGGACTAGTTACTAATAAACCAATAACTTTGCCCTGAAAATTGAGAACTTGTCTATTAATAACATATTTTCGTTTTTGAATAAGTACATCAATAAGGTCATCAAGAATTCTGGCTTGTTCAAATCGATATTCACGATTTCTATTATTAAAAATAGCTCGACATTTTTCACCTAATGTAGGACGAATAACTTTTGTAAATACATCCTGAAGATTTTTATCTGTTTCAAAAAATGTAGATGATATATTTTGTATTCCATTATTGTTTTGATATGAAAAAATAGGTTCAAACCAGTTTTCACGTTTAATTAAGAATATACTTTTTTTATTCGGATCATAAGCATTATTAGAATAATGATTTGTTGGGCAAACAAGGTCAATATTATTACTACTATCATCCTCTGGCATCTCTAAGATAATCATATTTATTCCTTCTTTAAATAATTTTGAATTTTTAGAAGTAATAATGTCCCATAAATAAGTATAATCAATCATAATTGTAGGATCTGATAGAAACATCTTAAAATTTTCAAATGCTTCGGCAACACGTTGTAAAAATTCTAGTGTATTATCTTTATTATTTGCTTTTGCCTTTTGATATAAATTAGAATTAGCATAGTCTTCAATATTAACTTTAATTTTATCATAAGTTACATCATATGTGCCATTACGATTTATATGAAATATAGTTCCAGAATACCATTTTTTTAGACCACGATAATTACACTCTATTTTATCACCAACTTTAAATTTCACTCCACTACTATTTCCACCTTTTAAACGTATATTAATAGCATTTACTTGTTTTTCAGTTTCTAAAGTAGGGTTCGCAAATGATGTGACTAAGTCCCCATTTTGATATGTTATAAATTTATCTATATCAATGGCATCAATAATCATATCTTTCATTTGTTTAATAGACGGTACTGCTTGTTTAATAACTGCTTCAGCGGCAGCCTTTTTACTCTTCTTTGTTTTTTTACCAGAAGGTAATTCTGATGCAATATTTTCTTGTTTGCTATAATGTAAAACACTTGATATACAAGCAATAAATGATTGGTTTTTATCATTTTCTACACCATATCTAAGTAAACATGTATGATTTGGTTTAATACTTGTATTTGTCTTGCTAACTTGACACTCTGAATTGACTTCATGTAAAAATTTTTGGACACCTATTGGGAGAAATCCCCATCTATATTCTCCAAGAGGGTATTTTTCAGGACCTTTTACATAATTTTCAGTTTCTTGGACATTACGTCTTAGTTCATCTTCAGCCTGACTTACTGATGGTTCTACTACTTCTGCTTGTGATTGTGATTGTGCTTGTGCTAAAGATTGGGAAACAACATCTTCTACAGATTGTCCTTCTATAGGTTCTAAAGCAGTAGCTGTAGCACTAGCAGTAGCTGTAGCCGGTTTTGCTTGCATTTGACCCTTCTGTTTAAAATTGCCTTGACAAATATCTCTACGCGATTTCATCTCAGATGTAGACCATTTACTATAACAGCAAGGAATACAAGAACCATCAGGCATTTTTTCTTTATGAAACCCAGGAAAATTTGTTTCATCATCCTCATAAAAGCGGTAAACATATTTACCCTTTGGTACTACATCAGCTTTCTTTGGAATAATTACATCTTCAATATTTTCTACTGGTACTCCACCACAGTCACCTCTTTTAATACCATCTTCTGAAACTGCTGAGTTTGTTTTTAAACACCAAAATCGAGGACAAGTAAAATAGTATTTTTTAGATGGATCAGAACCATATTCAATAAATTCTGACTCCTTTTCTTTACCCGTAGTTTTATCTATATACAAGTCAGGATTATCTTCTACTAGTTTTTGCTTCTCATCTGGAGTTAAAATAATTGGCTGTCTTCTAGCAGCCATATTAAATGGACACATTCTAGTATATAAATCAATCTTATCATCTTTACTTTTAACAAATAGATTTGGCATTCTTTCTTCAATACGTTTTGAAAATGGATTAGGATATTTTAATTTCATTCCAGTTATATCATGAACAATATTTTCGGGTTGCCCTGCGGTTTCGGGAATAGCTACTGCTGCCTTTGATTTAGCCTTTTTTGTATCACCCGGTCCTTCTCCAACATCATCTACTTCTAAAGCTCCACCAATCATATCGTCTTCATTGTCATCACCTTCAGCAAACCCAATTAAATCTAATAAATCATCATTATCAGGTAAAGAACCAGATGATTCGCTAAAATATATAGGACTATCATCTTTTATAATAGGGACTTCATTTTCTTTAATATTTTCTTCTGATTGAGCCACAATTTCATCTGGGTTTATATCTAATTCTTCTATTATATCTCCAGAGCATAAAGTCTCTATTTCTGAAACATTAACCTTTGTACTATTTATGTCTTGTGATATACGAACAAATGAATCAATATAAACAGGAATTGTATCCAAATAAAAAATATTATTAATACCAGATACAACTATCTTTAATTCACTTTTAATAGGATTTAAAATCATATTAGTCTTAAATCCAGGGTTCATTTTAATCATAATATTGCGCCTTTTATTTGCGCCTCGTACAAGTTCTAAGTCTTTAATTGTTTTAATTAAAACATCATTGGCTGTTTCTTCATTCATATCATCATAATTTTGTATCAAATCATTTATAATTTCTTGTTGCTTTGCTCCTTGTGATATTTTTTCAACAATAAATGCAACTTGACTATCTAACAATGTAAAATTAGAAACACGTTTAAAGCGCAATGATGCGCCCTCTTTCATATTAACAGTTTCAACTAAATTAGTATTTTCTATTGTAAATACACTAGACAAACAACCCATATAATTATTTAAATCAATTGGTCTAGTAACTGAATATAATATCTGATATGTTAGTTCTCTAATTTCTATATTAGAATTAACAATCGATTTAAATGATGGTAATTCCAATCCACTACTTTTAAAAAAGGGTCTAACTTCTTCTATTAATGGATTTACAACCGCATCAATAATTGCATCAATATTTGTAAATCTTGTTTCAAATGTGTCTTGTAATAAAACAGGTGTATCAAAATCAAATAATGAATATACTGAAATATTTCCACTTTCTTCAAATTCACAAACCATATTGTATTCTTTCTCATTATGTATAACTTTTGTATAAACTGCTACCGATTTACTCTTTCCAATCATTTTTATTAATTTGAATATTATTGATTTATTAAGATGTGGTATTTTTCGACCATCAGTAGATAATTTATCTGTATATAATCGATACATATTAGATTGTCTAGTTTCAGGGTTGAATTTAATTAATGGGAAATCATAAGTAGCATGTAAAAGTTTAAATAATATTTCTATTGGAATTTTTATTTTGAAATCAGGATATATAACAATTTTAATACTATTTATACCAGTATTTGCTTGTTTTAGTGAAAATAGCTTAGAACTAGCTTGTTCTTTATTAGAGAATTTATATACATCATAAAACATATCAATACTATTAAATGATCTAACAACATTTGATGATAGCTTATTTTTGCTATCTTGTTGTAGTTTTTCACTAGCACCTTCTAGTTCATCAAGTGAGTTAATGTTTGCTTTATGTAAAAATGGATAATAAATTTTAAATATATATTCAGGCATAATTTGAGGATTTTTATTTTGTTCTTGTAAAACATCTGATGCTAAACATAGATAAATATTATTTCTAAAGAAAATCTGATTATGTGTTGTTAATGACATATTACCAGACTCAAGTAACAAATTATTATTAAGTGTTGTTAGTTCTTTTCTTGAATTTTCCAATAATTTGTCATAATTAGAGACATAAAATGGATCAACAATAAATATGTATTCATTAGCGAAGACAAATTTTTGTCCTAAACAGGATGCAACTAAATAATCTTTATTATCTAAATCTAGTCTTAAAATATCATCAAATGTATATATATAATCTTTTTTTCCTTCAGTATTTGTATCTAAATCAAAAACCATTGGCATACCTGTAGTTTTATCATAAATATTTGTTAACATATTATCTAGGTTCTGTCTAGTTAAAGGTAATTTATCATTTTGTGTTAAATTCTGATATAATGTTATTGGATTAAGTTTCTCAGTTTTCAAGCAAAACAAATATAATCCTTCAATTGGAACTCCAGTGGCTTCAAAAATTTTTAATTTAATAGTACCAATTGTATCATCCATATGAATATTTTGTTTTACAAATAATACAGGAATATTATTATTTTCGATATTTGTTAGTTCATCAGGTTTAAATATGTCTAAAAATACCGGATTATTTGTTCCTTCCTGCGCAAATAGTTCATTTGGATCTTTTCCTTCTATGTCTAAATTGTTGCCAAAAAACACATATATTTGCCCTATTTTATTTTTTCCTATTAATTTGTTAACTTTAAATATTGGTTGTGACAATAATGGCATTATATATAATTAATGTTATTATTTTATATATTTTTATTGGTACACATATTTTTATAATGATAAGTTTAAATATTTTTTAACATTACATATCAAAATACGGGTTATCTGTGATATCCATTCCACAATATGGCTCTGGATTTTTTTTATAATCTACTGGCTGATATATATTTGCTTCTTTTGCTGCCTCTAGTAAAAATTTAAAATTTTGCCAAAATACTTGTTTATGTCCCTCTGATTTGGTCATAATATGAGATAACTCATGTATTGCTACAAATGTAAGAGTATTAATATCTATTAATTTGGATCCTTCTTTCTTTGTCTTATTTAAACAAAATGCCAATTTCTCACCTTTATTCTCACTATATGCAGTAAATTCACTAGTTGGTAATGTCTCTGATATTTTTTCTGGATTAAAATTAGCTTTAAGGCGCTGAACATCTTCATTATCGGGATATTTTTTACTAACATAATCAACTAAATTTTTACAATTGCCTGTTACTTTTGCTAATAAATCTGCGGCTAATTGTAGTTTAGAACGCTCTCTGACGCAATAGGTTTCTCCGTCAACATCTGATATAATACATTTTAATCCAAATGTATCTGATTCATTATAAATTATTAAACCTATATAAAACACAAATCCTAGAACTATATAGAAAAATAGATTTTGTCTATCAAAGCCAAACATATATTATACACATACTTATAATATTAAATAAAATTTAAATATTTAATATTATTTATAATCATATTTTTTTACACGGTTATATATTATATTTTTATCATGATACATGGTCCCATAATTTACTGAGATCCTTGACCCAACTCGAGAGGCGGTCTAAGAAAATCTGGAGTAATGGTGCTCTGGTTCCAGGGTCCAACAGACAATTGAGGATTAGGGGGCTCAGAACGGATTTGCAAGTTGGCATTTCTCAATGTTTGACCAATAGTATCAATACCAATAAGAGCGCCAGCCTTCAACAAGTTAATATTTCCAAGAGCACCAGAACCAGCAGGGTTCAAAGCACTCCATCCACTGTTGTTATCCTTGGGTAACAAATCGGCGGGATTAGTAGTGTTGGCGCCACAAGAAGGGGGAGACATTTGCTGGGAAGGTCCAGATGTAGATGCAAACTCATCTGACTGGTTCTCAGCAGCGGGCATTACAGAACCACTAGGTTGGTTGTTATAAGCTTTATTTTTGTTATTGCTGTTACCTTCAGGCATTCCTGAAGAACCTTTACTTGAAAAGTATTTGTACATCATATGTAAAACATATAAACCAACAACAACAATCAAAATACCAGCAATACCGTAATCATTCCAGAGTTTTTTAAGTGGAGCACTCATTATATAAAATTAAGGATAAAATATTTTTGTAATTATTAATTAATTACATTTTTATAACTAAGTTTTATAATAAGGAAGTTTCCTAGATGTTTAAAATAATATAAACAATATTTTAGTATTTTATATTATTTTAATTAGAGTTTATTCATATTCTTCATCACTATATACATCTAATTCACTATCACTATCATCAATATCATCAATCATATATGTTTTCTTAATCTCCTTTAATTCTAAATATGCCTTTAATGCTAATTGTTTGGCTTCTTTTGCCTTATCTCTAGCTTTTTTTAAAATTTCTTGATATACCTGATTTGGATTTTTTAATGTAACTGTGTCTAAACTATTTACTAAATTAGAATCAAAACTAACCTCTTTTAATAAATTAGGATCCTCCTTTTGCTTATTTAAGTCTAAATCTAAATCCTCTATTTCTAAAACAATATTTGTTTCTTTGTTAGTATCAAAATTATTATTTTCATTATTATTATTGTTACTTATATCATTACTTATATCGTTACTTATATCATTATCTTTTTTATAATTATCATTATTTTCATCTGTATTTGTAGATATATCAAATGGGTCTACTTCATTTAAGCTATTATCAATAGTATTAATAGTATTATTATTAATTTCATCAATGGATGATTTTATAAATTCTTCTAAATTTATGTTTGTTTCTTCTTGTTTTTCTTTCTCTAATATATCTGGTTTCTCTATTTTATCAGTATTTTCTAATATATCTGGTTTCTCCATTTTTTCTAAAACTGTATTTTTGTTAGGCATGTTATAATTTGTTTCAGATACTTGATTTGTATTGTTAGTATGTGCAGATATAGTTGCTGGTTTTTTTATAAAAAACCCGTCTAAAAATGGATCCGGACTAACAATTAAAGATTGCTTAAGTTCCATTTCTATCTGAAAATTTCTTGAAGTAAATTTAATACCTTGAATTTCTAAAATAGAAATTATATTTTTATCTGGTGTAATATCTTCTAAACTAAACAATTCATTTGAATCATTATATATCTTGATATTTGGTTTTACATTTACCCGTAATAAATAATATTTTCCGGACTTATATATTTTTAGTGCTGATGTGAACGCACTTTCAATATCATCCTTTTCCAATTTTGTCTGAAACCAACTACTACCTTTGCTAAATAAAAGCTCCTGGCATTTACTTTCTAAATTTTCAATCCAATTAATAAATACTGTATCATTATTATCAAACATCAAGTCAGCAAATATTTTTTTACCGCTTTTTACAAATCCTTGCTTTGTTAAACATTTGGGTGTTTGTAAATATAATAATTTATTGGTGTTATACATTATTTTAGTAAAATATGAACCTCCTGCTAAAGTTGATGGAGGTCCTAAATATAAATTTGAAAAATCATAATCCATGGTTGGTTCAATAATGTTATCCATTGTTATTTGAAATAAAGAAAAATATTATACTTTTAACACGCAATTTTAATACAAATACAAATACAAATAAAATTCAAAAAAAATATATTTATGAAAAATAATGAAGGACACATTAATAAAACAATGTTTAGACATATTAAAAACTGAAGATGTTAGAAATGAAATTAAAATTATATTTTCTCCTGTAACTGATTTGATACTTTATGAAATTTATCCATATATCTATATTATCATTTTTCTTGTGTTTTTAATATTTATTTTAATTTTAGCTATATTAGTTATTTTAGTAACACTATTGCGTAATAAGTCTTCCTTTATAAATACAATAAAAGACTTTTAAAACTTTTATAAAAGAAAATGCTTTAACAATTTAATATTTTTTCTTTACCCATTATATAATATGCCTAAGAGCCGTAAAATGAGAAAAGGAATGTGGGGTGGCAGTGCCATTAATCCTGCTTCTGTTTCAGGTGCTGGTGGTCCCAGTGCGTGGAGCAGTGTTATGAATACTGTTGGAGATGGTTGGAGACAATTTACTGACTCATTAATGAATAATCCTGGACAAAATCCAGTTGCAGCTGCTAGTACCACTTTAGTGCCAATTGCTAATCCTAACGCAAATGTCTCTAACTATTATAAGGGTATGGGGCAAATGGGTGGACGTAAAAGAGGCAGAGGTCGCCGCGGTGGCAATTTAGGAGCTGGTGCTGTTTTGGGTCAGGCAGTTGTTCCTCTTGCTTTGCTTGGTTTACAACATACTTATGCTAAGCGAACTAGACATAGAGGTGGAAAGAGATCTAGACGCCATAGTCGCAAACATTAAATTATAAGATAATTCCATAAGCTAATAGATATGCTTTAATTTTTTTAGAATACTTATATTGAAGTTGATTATTTACAACTTCATTATGAACAGCATGTAAATTAGAATACATATGTAATTTATCATTTGTACCATCATCCAATTGTCTGCCTTTTCTACGATTATGTTCTTCTTCTGATTGAGTATAATAATGAGCAATATAAGCAGATACTTTTGTAAATATTTTTGGTACTGGATTAAATGGCCCTTGTATCATTTTATTTCCAGATGCTGCAAAATATCGATTAGGATTTATCATATTATAAAAATGGGGATTTATAGCTGGTAATAAAACCTTTTCTGGTCTAACAAAACTTTTTATATGATGGTTTATTATTTTATCTGATTTAATAAAATTTTCTGTTATTAATCCAGATGGTTGTTGTTTGTGTCCAGATGTTCCAAACATTAGCCAATTTATCCCAATAGCATCGGCAAAATTAAATACATTTAGAAATTCTTTTACATTATTAAATCTATTTAATAATAGAAATTCATCAGCATCTAAATAAAGCATCCAACTAACATTATTTTGTTGACATATTTGAATAGCACGGGTCATTAGTTCCAGTTTTATTGCTCCTTCTTTTTCTATATGCATTATATTGATACGTTTATCTTTAAGCAATGGAGCAATCATTTGTGAAACTGGTATATTTGATTTGTGATCAAATATATGAATTTTATCAAAGCCAAGCAGTAAATGATGAGCAGTCCATTCTGCTAGCTTGGGTTCATCTCTTACATTTGTAAATAAGTATACTAGACGACTGTCATTTTTTCTAAATTTGTCTATTGATGATATCAGGTTAATATTATTTGCTTTTATTTTTCCTCTAAACATAATATTATATATTTAGTTTTAATATTATATTTATTCAAACTTATATTTATTCAAACTTATAATTATATGAGTACATATTTTAGTTTATTTTTATTTTGTTATAATATATTTTTAAATGAGTTTTGAACAACAATTACAACAATGGGTTACAATCGATAACCAAATGAAAGTATTGGGCGATCGTATGAAAGAATTACGCGATAAAAAAAATACATTAAGTCAAAGTATTAATGCACATGTTGAAAATAGTAATTTAATAAATACATCTGTAAAATTAAATGATGGACAGTTACGATTTGTAAATGTAAAAGAAACACAGCCACTTACATTTAAATATTTAGAAACTTGTTTACGAGAAATTATTAAAAATGAGGAACAAGTAACTAAGATTGTCGATTATATTAAAAATAAAAGAGATGTTAGTTATGTTCCTGAAATTAAGCGTCTATACAAGAATTAACACGTATAAAATAATTAATTTATATCATAATAATGTATATGTCAGTATTTAACAATAACGAATTAATTATGTATCAAGAAGATGGAAAAATTATGAGTGGCGGATACACAGTCAATTCAATATTAATGAATTCAGGAAAGTCACCATTAAATACATATCATTATGGCGGATCAAAAAGTTTAGAAAGTAAATATAATATAGATGATGATACTAACAAAACACATAATGAATTTAAGGAAGATCAAAATACAGATAATATTTTTAAGGATTTAGCTGTACCTATTGGCATTTTTTACATTAATAATGATTATATTAGAAATGAATATGATAAAATGGATAGCAATTATTCTAAATGTGATATGTTATCAGATGAAATATATGACAAATTATTTGAATTAGCTAGTTTTAAGCAACCAAAAGCAAGCAAAACTAACAAAATTACTAGAAAAAATGGTGAACAAAACCTAATAAAACAAAATAAAAATAAGAAAACAAAGAGAGTTAAAATATAAAAATTAAACTGTAATATTTATAGTAATATAAATATTACTATAAATAAATATGAATCCATCAAATAATAAAAGAAAACGAAATAAAAAACAGTCTGAAAAATCTAATGAACTAACAAATTTTACAAAACAAGAATTAAAGGAAGAAAATATTATTGAGCATGTTCAAATTCAAGATAAAGAAAAAGAACAATGCATAGTTTGTTGGGAATTTTCTAGCAAAGATAATGAAATATATAAAATGAAACATATACCATTATTTGTATCTGATTGTTTGTGTAATTGTGATGTTCATTTACTCTGTTTTGTTGATTGGGTAAAAAAGACACCAACTTGTCCTATTTGTCGTGAAGATCTAATGTTTAATATTGAAACTTTTAATAAATATACTTTAGGACCACATTATAAAATTAAATTATTTTTTAAACAGGTTTTCCAATTCATTAATAGTATTATTAAAATAATTTTAAAATTATCTTCACTTATATTCTTATTATATACAATTATTTTTGTATTTAATTGTATTACTAATTATGGTAAGTAATTATTGTTTTATATTTTAGTTCAATATTATATTTTAGTTCAATATTATATTTTACTCCAACGTGTATGATTAAATGGCGACACTAATATAGTGCTTAATTTGTCCTTCCAATATTTAACACGCTCTTCCATAGCTATATCTTTCTTAGTCTTTGGATAAATTGGCGCATTTGCCATTAACTCTTCCTCTTCCTGTGTCATACGTGGTTTATATCCATAACAATTTACACCATAGCGAACAGCAGGATTTTTCATATATCCACCATTTACGCCAGGACGTCCACAATCATTTTCATGTCCCTCTATCTTTTGTAGCTTATCCCAAGTTTTTTGTTGTGTAGGAAATAGTGCCATTTGCCCTTCAGACCATCCATAATTACACCATTCTGCGCCACCTTTATATGCGTCTTCTACTTCTTTATATGTTGCTAATCTTGCTCCATATGCGCTACATAATGCTTTGGCATCAGGATATACATAATCATTTCCAGGAATGTTAAATACTTGGGGATATAATTTAATTTCCTCAATAGCACTAGGTTGCGCATTTGTAGTATCAACTGAAATATCTACTACTGGTTGACCTGAAAATAAATTTGATATTTTAGCAATAACATCAATACCAAAAAAGTATTGGAAACCATTTATTATAACTAAAATAATAAAAATAGCAATTGCTAGTATTCCAAGATATGTAAAGTTTGATGAAGAACCAGAAGTATTTGAAGAACTAGATGAACTAAATAAGTCTGATATATTTGTAGAAGAACTTGATGAACTTGTTGAGTCACCTAAAGAAAAAAATGTAACTATATAAAATAATAAAACAGCAACTACAATAATAATAACACTAGGATTTGATAATATATCATTTAAAATATTATATGTATCTGATGCCATATTGCCTAAACTTGCGCTAACTGTATTAGATGTATTGTCCATTATATATTATATTAACCAAATAATTATTTATTTTAAATTACCTTTGGAATATAATTTTATTTTAATCTGTTATATATTTGCCCTTTTACGATAGAAAAAACAATATGCCTTAGGACTTATAATTTGACCTTCCAATCCTACTTTTGACACACTGGTATCATTATAGTGATACCAATGGCCATTTGCATTTTTTACAAATGATGTATAATGACCTCCATGAACGGACCCACTATGATTACATACACCATATAAATCATAAATATATGTTTCTTTATTATATCCAATTACATATTCAGATAAATTCAGATTTTCTAAAGGAAAGTTAACAAGAACTTGGTTCTTCTGATTTACCGCATTAAATCGCTTAATATCAATAACTAATATATTTGGAAAACTCCAGAACATTAGTTTCTTTTTTGCGGACTCTTTTTTTCCAGTTTTCTCATTAAAAATAGCATTATCACCATCCATTGTCTCACCTTCTACATATAAATTAAAACAGTCTATTAATGAAGGCGATTTATTATTTACAGGTATTGGTAAGTCTATCATAAAATATGGTTCAGGTGTTATGCTCATAATATTACCAGTTTCATTTGACACTATTTGTGATACATGAATACCATAAAACATATTCCATATTTCAGAATAATCCTTACTATACATTTGCTTAATTCTTTCAAGGCAAAGTAAAGCTGTTTTGTCTCGCTCATTCTCTACAGTACCTTGAATTGTCATATTTACTTCTCTTGCTAACGCATTATGGAAACAATCAATTACAAATATAAGAAATTCTGGTAAATCATTTTGAGAAAATCCAGTAAATAGTTCACGATCTTTTAGCTGTGCCAATTTTTGAACCGTTTTTACAAATTTTGATGGAGATACAACACAATTATCACTCCATAATAGCTTTCTTAATTCATTCCACTCAACCAATAAAGCTGAGTCATATTTATTATTTAGTTTTTTCTTATAGGTTTCTAAATTTAGAAAATCATTAAGCTCATATGTATGAGATAATATTTGCATACATGAATTTAGAAAACAAGTGTTACCTAGATTAGCAAGACCAGATAGACCCTTATCTTTATATTTATCAAAATTTTCACTTGTAATATTATTAATTTTATTTGTACTCATTTTATTAGTAATAATTAATTATATTGTAATACATTTAAACAGATTTAATATAATATATATTATTTGTAAAATGAATGACGATCAGCGACAATTAATTAATATGTATGCTACTCAATATAATCATGCAAATGCGCAAATTGACAGACTATATGGTGTATTAGATGAAATACGTTATAATATAGCACTTATTATTGATGAATATCAAGATCAACAAAGACAACAAAGGCAACAAAATCAGCGTTCAACTAGAAGCTCAAATTCTGGGACTTCATCAGCAGCATCATCAGCAGCATCATCAGCAGCATCATCAGCAGCATCATCAGCAGCAGGAAGAAATAGAAATAACATATTATACGATTATCAAAATCCCATAAATCCTGGTTTATATGTAACTAGACCAACATCTAGAAATCGTAACATGAATACAAATTTTAGTAATAATATTAGTAATATACTATCTTCATTTTTAAATTCAACTGTTACTGTTAGACCTAGTGCTTTACAAATAGAAACCGCATCAAGACTTGTTAGATATGGAGATATTGATAGACCAATATCAGATACATGTCCAATATCAATGGAACATTTTAGTATTGATGATCAAGTTAGGCAAATACGTCATTGTGGACATATATTTATGCCAGCTGAATTTGATGAATGGTTTCAGGGAAATACTAGATGTCCTGTTTGTAGATATGATATTCGTAATTGGAGTGAAACATCTAACAGAGGATCTACTGGTACTACTAGAACTACTGATACTACTAGAACTACTGATAACGCAGGTTCTACTGGTTCTACTAGACAAGCTACCGATAATACAAGTTCTACAGGTTCTACAAGACAAGCTACTGATAATACAAGTTCTACAGGTTCTACAAGACAAGCTACTGATATTTCTGGTAATCAAGTTTCTTATGATATTTCAAATAATGAAATTAGTGATAGTTTAATTAATACATTATCTAGTCGGTTTGTTGAAACTATATTTAATCCTAATAGTAATAATAATGACAGATTTGTATTTGATCCATCTAACAATATATTAATGTACGAGACAATTATTCGCAATCCTAATTCAAATAGCACTAATCATAGAGGTAATAACAGCAATTAAAAACTAAAAAATATATTTAATAAATCTATATAAAGAGAATATAGCATATTGATATATAATAAAATGACTATGACTACTTACAGACGTGCTGGTGCTAAATGGACTATTAATGAATGCCTCAAATTACAGAGAGAGTTTGAGTTGCTAAATTTATCTGTTGAAGAAATTGCTGTATTACATGAGAGAAGTCCTCAGGCTATTATGTATAAGCTTGATGCTGAGGGATTTGCCGACTATAATGAGTTATTTAGACAACAGTCGCAACAATATACTTCTACTTTGAAGGATGATGATAGTGAATATCAAGAGGATAGTGATAGTGACTATGAAGAAGATACTGATGATGATGATGATGCTGCTAGTGAGATTAGTGAAGATGAAGAAGATGAGGAGTATGATAGTTATAATATTGGTCAACAGGTAAGACTTTTGACTAAGCAATTGTCTGCATTAACTGCCTTTGTAATGAAAACTTTTAAGGATAGAAAAAGTGATATTTTTAAGTTTGATGATCTTGCTGGGTCTCGTTAATAAAATAAAATAAAAAATATTTATTACATAATTGGAAATAAATATTTTATTAATATGATAGAAATAATTCTATTACTTATTATTTTTATTATTTATTATTTATTAAATTATTTTACTTTTGAAAAGAAGTTTGTAACGCTTTGATTTCCTTCTCTTATATTATTTGTTTCTCTTAAATACTTATCAAATATTAAAGCCTTTACCTCTTTATTTTTAACCTTAGCAATCTTTTCTTCACATTTTTTATAATCATCACCAAATTCTTTCTTTAAACTATCTATTTCCTTTCTTAAATTAGTTACCTTTGCACGTCTTGGTGGTTTCTGGCTCATCCAAATATCTTCTAATACTAGTCCAAATAATTGTAATAATGGTTTCATAATTTGATTTGTTATATAAAATGAATAGTCTATTTGTAATTTATTTTCCCGAATAAATGTTGGGGTCTCTATTTTTTCACCTTGAAGTGCTTTCTTGTTTGAATTAACTATATATACAAAAGGAACTCTATCTCCTGATGTTGGTTTATTACCTGGTTCTCGTGCGCCAATACGATCTGCTAATACTTTATGTGCTATTTGCTGTGGATTTTTATAAAATGAACGTAGTGATTTTGTAATAATGAGTTTTTCAATTGGCACTGTACCATCTACTAATTCTTGCAAACACTTATCTACATAATCTAGTGCCTTTTTAATATCACGTTCCTTCATTAAAATATCTATTACACCTCCGTATACATCCTTCACAATTGGTGCATTATCACGACGTTTTAAAACAATACCCATTTCCTTTCGTTTGCCTTTCATTGGATCATGTTCATATAAGATACCAACATATCTTTTCTTTGATAGTAAACAAAATGGTAAGAATGTCTTTTCATATTCAAAGTCATGAGGTTGTTTTAAAAATTTTGAAACATTATGACATGCTTCTTGTGCTATTTCAATAGATAATTCTAGTGCTTTTTGACCAATAATTTTTTCGCCAGTTTCTTTATCCGATAGATTAAATGTGAAGAATACACTGTCCGTATCTCCATATACATACTCAGCATTAGTTTTTATAAGTCCATATTTGCTTTCAACTGTCGCGTCTCCATAACATTCTTCAACAACACGTTTCGCATAAGTTAATAATAGTCGTCCAGTTGCCGTAGTTGACGCAGCAATATCAGGCTCATAAAATGTACTAGTTTTAGCACCCAATTGACCATATAATGAGTTAGCAGTAACTTTATAAGCTAATTGTCGCTTATCTAATACATTTTTCATAAACTCATCATTTGTTTGCGGTATTAATTTTCTAGTGTCTTTTCGTGCCTTCAATAGTTCTTGTAAAATAGAAGGCATAATTGCTTTTTCTTCTAATCCAGTATCTTTATTACGAAGCGGCTGCGCAAATCTACATAACTTGTAGCCAGACTTGATTTTTTCAGCACGCGCCTTTGGGTTCTTTCTATGATACCTATATGTATCAAATCGTATATCAACATATTCATATCCAGGCAAATTATCATAAATATATTCATTATTATCGTTTTTCTCACCAGTTTCTTTAACTAAATTACCAGCCAAATCGTATATTTTTGTCCATACTTTACTACTAGGACACAAATTCTCTGACAACATTGAACTTGGATATAAAGATGCAAAGTCACCAACCGCAATTGGATTATCAAGATATAATCCGCATTTTGGCTCCAAAACAATTGCGCCTTCATAACCATCATCTTTTGATCCTTTATTAATAACTGGCATTAATACACCCTTTTCACGACATTTCTTTGCCACATAACTTGTAAGCTTTATACCTTGACCTCTAAAAATCAAGAAACTCATTGGAACGCTACATAACTTTGACATTTCCACTAGGTCAGTTACAACATCTACTTTTGTAAATAAGTGCTGAACTAAGTTACAATCCTGAATACAATATTTTGCAATAATTGCACGTGATGCTGGACCTTCATGTGTCATTCTAAAAATATCCTTAGGGGAAACATCATCTTTTGCTAGACCCCATTTAACAGTCTTTGCCTTTGGATTTTCATGCCCTTCAATTTCAAACCAGCTTTCTGATTTATTTACATCAATAACTCTAAATTTAGCACCATCTTTGTAATAATCTGATGAGTGATTAATTTCCTCAAAATGTATGAAACTGTCTTTTTGTAATCCAGTCATATTTGCCGTATTTACACGAGTATTTCCAGAAGGCAATTGTTCTATTTTTTTTACATAGTCACCAATAAAATGACCAGCTACATAATCTAGTTTATATGATGTTAGATTTTCAGTTCGTCGAAACCAATTTAACATATCAACTTGTAGTCTACCATTCATTTTAATAATTGATAAGTCATATGTACCAGATGCTAATGTAATACTACTCTTATCAATTTCCATCTTTTGCGTTTTGTAGTCAATTGTAGCACATAGTTCATCTTTATTTCTAGATAACCGTAAGAAATCTTCAGCACAAGATAGTTCCTGAGATCTGCGAAACATAAATTCATAATCAAAACTAAATATATTATAACCAATAATAATATCTGGGTTCTCTTTTTGAACTAAATTGGTCCACGCATTTAATACATCTTTTTCAGAATTATATGTTTCTATTTTTGAATTAGGAACAACATCATCTAATGTATCGCAGGAATTCAAAGCAATACAGTGGTTTAAATAAGGTTCCTTTTCACCATATTTTATAAATGTAGAACCAATAAATGTTACTTTATCGCCTTCCAAAGGAGGAAAGTTATTTCTTAGCGCAAATATAAGTTCATTGATTTTACCTTCACGTTCAAATTTCTTATCACACATAATATCTACAATAGTTGATTGTCTATTTTTATATGTCTCAGTTTTAAAACTTGTAATTGCGCTTGGGCTGAAATATTTTGGTTCATCATCTATTTCTTGCTCATTATCTGATTTATCATCATCACTATCTGAATTATCATCTTCTTCATTTGCTTTTTCTTTCTCTTGCTCTTTTTCTTTTGCTTGAATTGCCTTATTTGCATTTTCAAACATTGCTTCTATTAAATGTGTATCATCATTTTTATCTTCTCTATCTCTAATTTTAGTTTTTAACCATTCTTCAATTCTTATATCTAACTCTTGTCTTGATAATGGTTTGCCTTTATAATATACTAGATCAATATTAGGCACAGGTTTGCTATCATATGTTAAGTTGAATGCTGTTCTTATAATATCTGATAAAATTGCCTTACATGATGTTGTCGTAATTTCAGTTGTCATTTTTGAAAAATAGTCAGCTATATTTGTAGCTAGTTTTTTATATGATTTAATTGGGACTGGAAAATCACCATGACTACTACTTGCCTCAATATCAAAACTCATAATTTTATAAGGAACACGAGTTTCCTTATCATTTAATGGAACTATATTTTTATAATTGACTGAAAATTCATAGTCACAAGTAGTTGTCTTATTTAATCCCTTGATTTCAAATGACTTTTTAGCTGGTATTGCTATCCATCCAGATGGACTTATTTCACGCAAATGGAAGAACCGAAGTAATGGTGGCAAGCTAGCTTCATATAATTCTACATAGCAGTCCTTAAACCATAACCCACCAGGAAGTAATTTGCGTTCTTTTTCACCATCACTATTTACATTATCTTTATACCAGAAATTCTTAACTTTATTATAAACTGGTACATTGGCAAATTTAATCATAATAAATCTATGTAATTTACCGGCATCAAATTCATATAATTTTTTGCGCTCAATTAATTTACATTCAACAATTGAATTTTCATAATATTTTCCAACTTTTGCCTTTAAATGAGCTACAAACTGATCTTTTACACTTTTAGTCCATTTATCACCAACTTTTAAGTAGAAGAATGGTTGATATTCTTCAACAATTATAGATGCACGCTTGCCTTCTTCATTCATACCAAACATTTGAATTGAAAATGTTGTATTGTCTTGATTAGACTTTCCCATATTATTTTCATCATCGTCCTCATCACTTGATTGATTTGGACCTTTACTATTATATACGTTAAATTCAAATAATTTAAAAGTGTGTTCTAATGACATTTTGATTGTTTTTATATGTTAAATTATTTGGTGTGTTACTTTTAATTCAATTTTATTGTGTTGTTTATTTTAGTATTTTATATTTTTACATATTGTCATTTTATTAGTATTCAAAAAAATTGAAAATTTATTTAATATTATAAAAGAATTTATTGGTTATATAAAACATTACAGAAAATAATTCAAAATAAAATAAGTTTATTATAAGAAAATGATTGCTAACTTAAATATTCAGGATGTTAATATTGTTAATGTTATTAATATTATTGTAGGTATTATGGCTATTATATTTATGAAATTCTATATTTTTGAAAAAGATAAAAAAGAAAAAGATGTTAATACTTGGTATGAAATAACTCTTGAAAATGCTAGATATAAATATAAAGGTGAATGGTTAAATGGTCTTCCGCATGGGAAAGGAATAAAGGAAGTATTTGGTATTGATGGTGATAAACATTCGATAATTATAGGAAATTTTAAAAATGGAGTTACAGATGGTTATGCAATTCAAATTTTTGACCAGGATGATGATGAGATAATGGTTCCGTATTTTAAAGGTAATTTTAAGAAAGGTAGATATAATGGACATGGAGAATATCATTGGGGTACTGGTTCTTATTATAAGGGAGAATTTAAGAAGGATGAGTTTCATGGGAATGGATTACAGTATTTTGTTCTAAGTGATAAACATTATATTGGATCATATGAGAATGGTAAAAGAACAGATGGTAACTATTTTAAAGGCAACCCTGATAATATGTAATTTGTATAATTTGTATAATTTGTATAATTTGTATAATTTGTATAATTTGTATAAAAAGATTTGTATATTTATATAAAACTGTATATATTTAAATTAATTACACCTTTGGACATTTAAAATACTAATAATTTTATAAAAAATTGAAATATTTAATTTATAAAGTATTTATTCTAAATTAAACTCAAAATGGAGCATATTGTTTATTTAACTGATAATTTTACACGCATTCATACTACACAAGGAGAACTATTAAACTTGAATAATAGAATATGTATGGTTGAAATACCAAGCAAAAATGAGCGTATATATTTTAAATTAGTTAGTGAAACATACACCAGTTTTAGTGGAATTCGCCTTCAACAAGATCAATATAACGATAAAAAGTTTTATTTAACTGATGAAAAAAATAAATGGCACGGAATTATTTGTGATGGTTCATTTGCGAAAGGGCGTTGGATTTATGTCTTTAATTTATAGGCGTTTTAAATGTCTAAAGGTATAAAATAAAAAACTATATGTTTTTTTTATTTTTATTTACGAGACCATATATCGTCATAAAAATAATCATGCATTTTATCTATATTTTTCAGTCACAAAAAAATTTCAAAAAGTAAAAAGGGAATCAAAAAATGGACATTTTTCCAAATCCAAAAATGTCCAATTTTGAAAACCCAAAAAAAGTTTTGAAAAATACCTCATTTTTCACTTTTTGACCATAATGCTCACAATGATTTTTTCTGTTTAGAAAAAATTATGATGATAAATTTTTTCAAAAAATACGTTTATAATTTTGGCTTTTTTTTATTGCCATACTTTAGTGACAAAATGACCGCAAAAAACGCCGAAAACGCCTTAGATTTTATTTGTAAAAAATGTGACTTTTCGTGTCACAAAAAAAGTGATTGGACTAGACATATTTTAACTAGGAAGCATCAGATAAGTGACAATTTGGTGACAGAAGTGACCGCAAAAAGCGCCATAAATGAATGTCAATATTGTCATAAAATATATAAATCACGTAATGGATTATGGGTTCATAAAAAAAAGTGTACAATCATTTGTGATACTAACCAAATACCAGAGACTACAATAGAAACTAATGTAAACACATCAAAATCTACTGATGAACCTAAATTAGATGTATTAATGTTGCTCGAATTACTTAAACAAAGTCAGGATTTTCAGAAACAAATGTTAGATCAACAAAAACAAATGATGGAATTTGCTTCAAATAATAATACAACTAACAATAATATAAATTATAATGCAAATAATTCAAATAATACAAATAATTCATTTAATCTTAATGTGTTTCTTAATGATACATGTAAGGGAGCTATGAATATGAGTGAATTTGTCGATTCAATAATGATACAACTAACAGATTTAGAAAATTTTGCCGATGTAGGTTATGCAAATGGTGTATCTAATATTTTTGTTAAAGGATTAAACGCATTAGGTGTCCATTTAAGACCTATTCATTGTAGTGATTTAAAACGTGAAACACTTTATATAAAGGATAATGATTGCTGGGTAAAAGAAGAAGAAGACTGTTCTGTATTAAAAAATGCAATTAAAAGGGTTGCTTTTAAAAATATAAAACAAATCAATGAATGGATAAAAGAAAATCCAGGATGTACTGATCCAAGAACAAAAAAATATGATAAATATAATCAAATTGTTATGAATTCAATGTCTGGAACTACTATTCAAGAACAAACAGATAATATTGATAAAATTGTAAAAAATGTAACCAAAGCGGTTACAATTGATAAGGCATCTTTTAAAACGGTAAATACTAAGTAATAAATTAAATATATGTATGAAATTTAATTTATTTTTTTTTATTTTTTATTTTTTATTTCTATTTCTATAATTATATAATTCTATAATTTTAACTTAATATAAGAACTATTATCTGTTTGTTTCTCACGTCTTCTTCCTCCTTTCAATATAGTTTGGCTAATTGGTGATACAGGTAATGGTGAACTCATAAATATTTTCTGCAATTCTAAAATATCTGGATTATTTGTAATATTTGAAATATTTGTAAAATCACTACTATTCATAATAGTATTTATCATATTTAATAATTTTATTTGTATATCTTGATTTTCAGTAATTTTGTCTATTTTAGGTTCTAAATTTTGTGGTAAAAACTGAGGAGCTTCTGTATTTATTAGCTCTTCTGTAATTTGTTTAATAAAATAAAGAAACATACAGAAAAATAATAATAACCAAAATATTATTGTTAGACTACTAGAAAATAACTTACTATTTTCAGGTGTTATTTTGTTTCCAATACTTTTAAAAATATAAATAATTATTGATATTAGCGTTATTATACCAAATGTTAATCCAATACAAATTAGTAAAGCAAATCTAGCTTGATTTTCAGCAATATCAATAGTAGGTTCTATTTTATTAATTGTTGGAACTAATTTAGGTACAGTTGATGGATTAATTATTTCAAATACTTTATTAATTATAGTCTTGTAATCATACATATTAAATAATAATTTACTTGGATTATCAAATGTTTCAAAATATGTGTTAGTATCTAAATCTTTAGAGTTTGGTTTTGAATTCATAAACATATCTTGAATATTTCTTAATGATTTCACAATAAATCCAAAATAATAATAAACAACTAACAAAAGTGAGAAAATAAATAATATAATAATCCAAAACCCACTAAATGATCCATCATTATAAACTCCAAATTTAATTGATAAAAGGAAACTAAAAATAACTATTAAACCACAAATAAGTGTATCAAACGAATTTGGTCTTATCAAATTTCTAAATACTAATACTAACAGTCCATATGCACCCAAATAAATAAGAATATTATATATTATAGTACTTGTGTCCAAACTGGCCCCAGCATACCAACCTATTATTCCTGGTATAATTGCATTAATTAACACAGCTGCCAATCCAATTGACCATTTGTAAGTATTATTATTTGTATCTGAAATATTCTTATCTTTTACAAACATTGAATAAGTAAAACTACCCAATAATAAACCACCAATAATAGCTCCAATAATAGCTCCAATCATTTCAGGTGTTATTTCTGTTTGTATACTATTTTCTTTTTTATTTTGTTGAGTTTCTGCTTGTTTTTTTAATTCTTCATTTTTCTTGGCTTCTTTTCTTTTGGCTTCTTTGCTTTTAGCCATTTTATTTAATACTATATATTACAAATACTAAATAATTACAGATATTTAGTATTTTATTTAATTTTTAATGTTTTCCTCCTATACTTCTACTTCTGCTTCTACTTCTGCTTCTACTTCTAGTTTTAATTTTACTTTTAGAATTACTATATTTAAGACTTCTAATTGATTTTGTCTTTGTAGTATAATGTTTATTGTAACTAGCCTTACGTGTTCTGCTTTTACTTTTTGAACCACTAATACTAATAGTACCAACATGGCTCTCTACCCAATTTATAAAATTGTCTACTATGCGTTTTTTCTCTCGAATAGAACTATCTTCATATAATTCCATTTTATTACCATTATTAGATAAGTATAACATTGTTGGATAACCAATAATATCTCCTGCATGTTTCAAAGAACTAACAAAATTACTTTCAATATTAGCAATTACAAGATTATTATTATGTTTATATTGTTCTTGCAATGCTTCTTCTAATTTTGTCCATTCTGGACGCGTAGCGTTACATGGTCCACAGCCATTCATATAAACAAGAATAAACACATCTTTACCATTTTCAACATGACGATTAATTTCATTTACTTTTGCTTCTGTATCTGCGTGTATAATAATCATTATATATTATTGTTATAAAAATTAATATTACAAATTAATACTTTGTTATAAATTATAAAAAAAATATAAAATACAAAATATTATATATAATTATTATAAATGAACACAATTATATTATTACTTGCAATTGTTGTATTCTGTTTAGGAATGAGTTTTTATATAAACAACACATCAATTGAAGGCTTAACAACTATGGATGGTGAAATGAGATGCCCTAATATTTTAATACAAAAAGGTCCTAAATATTATTTATACAATTCTAATGTAGCCCAAGTACCTGGTGTTAACCCTATTGAATTTAATAATTTAGAAGAATACACTGAGTTTTTAGAATGGCAACGTGGTGCTGGTATTCGTTGCCCTGTGTTATATGTTCAAAATACTTATGATGTTCAGGGTAATCGTGTTTACAAAGTGCGTCCAAGTGTTACTGAAACACAAGGTGGATTACCTCCTACAACACCATTACCATTACCAATGAAACCAACACAACTAGTTGACGCTACACGCGCCGACCAACCATATAATCAAAATGGTTATCCGGCATTTGATCAGTCATCATATTATGTAGGCGCAACAACTCCACTAGATTTAATGGATCAATCAAAGGAAAATTTATTATTTAGTGATAATCCAATGGATCCAAATTGGGGTGGAACTAAGTATACTCAAGCATTAGTAGATGCTGGATATTATAAAGGAAATGAGGTTAGTATACGTGTTGCTTAGATAAAAACTATAATAATTATGATAATTATAAAAAAATTAAATTAATCTATAAAATAATTTAATTTTTCATATAATTTATTTTTGAGCAGTTGTTTCAGTAGCATCAATAAATTTTAATGTATCATTTATTGCCTGCTTGCTTTGATATAATGTATTTAAATTGGTCAATTGAGTATAAATTTGACTTTTGTTAGAAATATCAATATTTGCTACAATATCAACCATCATTAAATTAATAGCATCATATACAGCAGTACATTTATCAGAATAATTAACATTATAACTGGCATTTGTTAGTAAGACCTTGTTTTCTAAGGCTTCTACTAACTTTTTTGTTGCAGCTAAATTAGCACCAGAACTTTCAGCCAATCCTGAACTAACGGCAGATGTTTGTTGATTTTCTAAACCTTCAAACATTGTACTTTTCCAAAAGTGTCTTAAAACCATTTTATAAACTAAAACACCAATTGCAAAACAAATCAGTACTAAAAAAAATTCATAATCCATTGCCTTTTATATTATATACTTTTCTTATAAAAATTTTTGGTCTTTAAAGTAAAAGCAACTAACAAATAATAAAATAATAAATAATAACTATATACTAAGATATTTAACAATATTTTCAATAATAGTCTTACTTATCTTTCTTGTTTTGCCATTTGGATCAGTTGTACTAACACCATTTAAACAAGTTGGATCTATTTGTATCGCCTTAATTAATTCAGGTAGTGTTTTATATTTTTCTAAAATAGCAATTGCTGAAACAGAACTAACACCAGGAATTTGGCATAACATTATTTCACCAATATTTTCAGGTGTAATATTATCCTTTTTGACTTTTTTAATTACAGAGCAATAATCCTTTACTGTAATATTATTATTATTAGTGTTAGTATTAGATATAATACTAGATTGGTCTATCTCTGTCTCTGTTTCATTTTGTTCTAAAGTATTTTGACAATTTTGATAATATGGTATCTTTCCTGTTTCTTTTCCAATTTTATATGCCATATTGCAAATCATGAAAGCAGTTTCATCTAGATTGTTAGTTCGTACTAAAGAAAATCCTTTAAAATGATTTATTGAGAACATAGCAGAATAAATAGTCTGTTTATCAATACGCTCTTTAAAAGAATTAAATTTGCCTAAATCGCCTTCAATTAAATAGATAATATTATGATTGTGGATTGGTAATCCATTTAATCGATATGATTGTTCTTCATAACGACCATCTTTTATACTAGCAGCTAAATCCGATAATGTTTTGCGTTCAACAAGTATATTTTCTGTTTTCTCATTGCAAATAATTATGTCACCTAAAGGCAACTGATGGACTTCTATTTTTAATTCCTTAAATGCTGGAACAGCAACTAACAAATTTTCACATTTCTTAATTAATTCGTGCTCTCTATTATCAAGTTTAATAAGCATTATAATAATTTAATAAGTATCTTATTAAATTATTTTTTAAACAATTACATATTTAAACAATTATATATTCTAAATAAAATAGAATATAGTTAATTATTAGACTTAATATCGTCTAATAGCTCTCAACGCACTTTGAGAAGGGTTGGTGAAGTTACCAACACAAACTAAACCGTATTGAGTATTTGTGGCGCCAATCAAATTCGGATTAGACGATAAGAATGTGCCGATTGTAGGAGCGAGACCCCCCTTTTTTTGACCCCCACAAACATTTGTTCTGTTAACAAGAGATGACTGATTGCGAACTACTCTAGGACCATTTGACAAAACCATAGTATATAATACAAAAACATTTTATTTTAAAAAATACAAAAATTTCTAGTCTAAATATTTAAAAATAAATCCACCCGCAGTTTTTTGTTTGTTATATAAAACTTTCTTAATTGTTGAAATTTGTAATTCTTTTTCAGCTTCAACAATAGAATTAAATTCCTTAATTTTATTCATTTCTAAATCATATTGTGCAATTTTTCTATTATAATATTTAACAAATCCTGAATTATGATTATGTATATTATTTCCCTTAATAGTTGTCCATTCTAAATTTATAACTGAATTATTTAATTTATTTCCATCAATATGATTAACTACATTATATATTTCTGGTTCTAAATTATCAATAAATGTTGACGCAATAATTCTGTGTAAAGCATATTTATTTTTATCTACTCTAACAAAAATATATCCACTATGGTGTGGCTTATAATTTTCCATAATTATGCCTTTATAATTTTTGAATCTGCCTAAATTAGAAACAAAATATTTGTCAAATGTTAGTCCATTAATTGTTACAGGCTTCCATATTTCATTTTCTAAATCAGTATAATCATATAAAGACCATTTATAACCAAATGAAGTTTTATAAACTCCTCTAGAAGCACAACTAATAGTTCTCTTAACAGTTTCTATACATAATTTGTCATTATTAGATACAATCCAATGTGCTGCTGAATAAATAGATCCATATAATTCTAATTTTTCATTTGTATTTATATCAATACGCCAAACTTTCACCTGTTGATTGGTTGTTTGTGATACATTTGTACTTCTGTGTATATTATTTTCAGAAGCAGTAGTCCATTCTAAATTAGAAACATTATTATTAGATCTATTTTTATCCTTATGATTAACTTGCGATTTATTTTCAGGATTATCTATGAATGCTAAAGCAACTAATCTGTGAACTGGAAAAGTTTTGCCTATGCTATTCTGAGATAAACCAGTAAACATATATCCTCCTTTACATGTCAGTTTTAAAATACGACCAGTTTTACTATTACGCACATTTCCTAAAGTACTGACTTCATAATTTGGAAAGTTGTTTATTTGTTTCCACTCTTCTTTGACCTCCATAGGTTAGTATAATAATATTATAGTCTACTGTCTTTAAGTTGGTTTACAATAAATATATATTTTGACACCTATAATATTATATATTAAAACAGCTTAAAGCCATGCCACCATATTTTATTATAGAAACATAAAATGAATACACTTGATACTAAATTAGACGACGATATTATTAAGACCGAAGATGGTCTGATTTTCAATCCTTACAATCCATTGAATACTGAGATTACATTGAGCGAAGTTCAATCTATTCTTACACGATATGGCCTGCCAAATAAAGTACATAATATGGAATTATATAGGCGCGCATTTATTCACAGATCTTATACAAAGCGACCTAATTTTGAGAATTTATTACAGAATATTACAATTGTTGAGAAGCCGGATGATTGTTTGCCTCTAAGTAGTAAGTCTAATGAGCGTCTAGAATATATTGGTGATGGTGTTTTAGAACTAACAACTAAATATGAACTTTATCGTCGTTTTCCTAAAGAAGATGAGGGCTTTATGACAGAAAAAAAGATTGCTATTGTAAAGAATGAAAATATTGGCAAAATTGCATACGAAATGGGTTTACATAAGTGGCTAATTATATCAAGAAACGCAGAGGAAAAGAAGATACGCACCAATCTGAAGAAATTAGGTTGTCTATTTGAAGCATTTGTTGGAGCATTATTTCATGATTACAATAAAATGGGAATAAAAGATGAAGAAGGATGGTTTAATAATTTCTTTTGTTCGGGTCCAGGATTTCAAATGGCTCAAAAATTTATTGAAAATGTATTTAAGAAGCATGTTAATTGGATTGAACTAATACAAAATGATGACAATTACAAGAATATTTTACAAGTCAAGATACAAAAGGAGTTTAAAGTTACACCCCATTATGTAGAAATTGAATACGATGTTGACGAAGGGTTCAAAATGGGTGTCTATTTATGCTTGGGACAGCAAATCCATAGTGTTAAACATAGTGATGCTATCAATATTACAGAAATCAAAACATTCAAGGCAATTCAAGAACATTATGCTAAACATGGAAAGATATTTGTTTTTATGGGTGAGGGACAACATAAAATTAAAAGAAAGGCAGAACAATCCGCATGTATGTCGGCTATTGAATTTATTAAACTAAATAATGATATTAGTATAAATGCAAATAGTTCTAATGATGCTGGTCAAGATACTTCTTCTGATAGCGATAACTAAATGTAAAAATCGAAAAATTTATATATTGAATTTATATAAGTAGCAAGTAATGGAAAATTTAGCAATATCTAAAAATACATTTAAAATACAAGACGCACTTAAACAAAAACCAATAGTAAAACCAAAGGAGGATGTTAAGATTGTTATTGCTGCTCAACCTAAAGCATCTGCTATTAGTATAGCACAGAAGACTAAATTATCAAGCGATATGGATAATGGTCAAAAGGCTAAGGATGCTTTAGAGTTGCTTAGACAAAGAAAAATATTGGGTGTCTCTGAAAAATTTCCTGAACAAAAGGTTGAAATTATGGAGCCTAAAGCACCTATTATTGAAACTAAGAAGCCAATTATTCGAAAACTTACTGGTAAGACGGTTGCATTAGCAGAGGAAGAAGAGAAGGAAGGTGAAATGATGCCAATTATAGGCAATAAGGGTTTAGAAATGGAGCCAATTGTAGGTGAAAAAGGTTTAGAAATGGTAATAGAACCCAAGAAAAGGCGAGCACCTGTAAAGCGAGTAGATAATAATGTTATACCATTGGGACCTGAAGCGATGATAGTAATTGGCGACACAGCAATGCCAAAACGTTTACCACCACCACCAGAATATAATTTAGTAGAACCTCAGTACTATATGAATAATCGTGAAACATTCATTAATTTTATTAATGGTGTCTTTGATGGTTACCGAGAAGATATGTTAGATGAAAGCAAAAATATATCATGTGAAGATATTGGTAAAGATAATGGTGAAATTGGCTTGCTAACTCATCAGAAAATTGTAAGAGATTATATTAATTTAAATACTCCTTATAGAGGGTTATTATTATATCATGGTTTAGGATCAGGTAAAACTTGTAGTTCTATTGCAATTGCCGAGGGAATTAAAAGTGGTGGTAAACAAGTGATTGTAATGACCCCCGCATCATTACAACGTAACTATATTGAGGAAATTAAAAAATGCGGTGATTTAATTTATCGTAAGAACCAATATTGGGAATGGATATCTGTTGTAGAAAATCCGGAATATACAAATGCTTTGGCATCTGTTTTAGGATTTAAGACAACTGATTATATTACACGAAAAAAAGGCGCTTGGCTTACAAATGTAACAAAGCCAAATAATTATAGTGAATTATCAACAACTGATAAAAAGAGTTTGAATGATCAATTGGATGAAATGATTAGACAGAAGTATCGTTTTATAAATTATAATGGATTGCGCCGAAATAGTTTTAAAGAACTAACAAATAATTTTGAAAATAATATATTTGATAATTCAGTTGTTGTAATTGATGAAGCGCACAATTTAATTAGCAGAATTGTTAATAAAATTAATAAAAATACTAAATTTGGTAAAAAAGATAGACGTGATACAAATACATTAGCTGCTGAACCATTAGCTATTCAGATGTATGATTATTTAATGAGAGCTGATAATTGTCGTATTGTATTACTAACTGGAACCCCAATTATTAACTATCCAAATGAAATAGCCGTATTATTTAATATTTTAAGAGGTTATATCAAGACCTGGAACTTGCCATTAAATATTCAGAGTGGAGCAAAAGTTTCAAAAGAAACATTACAAAGTATGCTTTCAAAAGATAGAAATATGGATTATATTGATTATTCACCTAGCTCTAAAATATTAGTAATTACGCGCAATCCATTAGGTTTCAAAAATGCAAAAACAAATTATGCTAAAGATGGATACCAAGGAGTAACAAGTGTTGTTGATAAACGAGCAATTATTAGTGATGCAGTATTTTTACAAGACATTGAGAAACAATTAAATGATAATAATATTACTATTAATAAAACTGGTGTATCATTTCAGGTAAATACAGCATTACCTGATACATTTGATGAATTTACAACTATTTTTGTTGATAAAAATACAGGAAAAATTAATAATATTGAAAAATTCAAAAAACGAATTATTGGATTAACATCTTATTTTAGAAGTGCTCAAGAAGAATTATTACCAAAATATGATAAGAATTTTGATAAACATGTTGTTAAAATACCAATGAGTGACTATCAATTTAAGAAATATGAAGAATATCGTATTGAAGAAAGAAAAACAGAAAAGATATCTAAAACTAAAAAAGAAGTGGTTAACAAGGATGATACTTTTGCTGATAAGACATCAACTTATCGCATTTTTTCGCGTATGGCTTGTGATTTTGTAATGCCTACACCTCCTGGACGCCCAATACCTAAAGTATTTAGAATGAAGATGGGACTTCAAGAAGTAAAAAATGTGGCTAAAACAGAAGCAGAAGAAGAAGAAGTTATACCTATTAAACCTAAAGAAGATGCTAAGTTTTTGAAAGAAAGAGCAATTGCACAAAAGGTATTAGAAAAAGAGCAAAAATTATTAGAAAAAGAAGCAGTACGTGCATTAAAAGAAAAACAAAAGGAAGAAGAAAAGAGAAAGAAAGAAGAGGCAAAGGAAGCTGAGAAATTAAGAAAAGCAGCAGAAAAGGAAGCTGAAAAGCTAAGAAAGGCTGAGGAAAAGGAAGCTGAAAAGCTAAGAAAGGCTGAGGAAAAAGCTTTAAAAAAGAAAAAAGGTGGAGCTTTAGGTGATATATATACAGATACAGATACAGATACAGATAGTGATAGTGATAGTGATTTAGATACAGACACAGATAGTGATAGTGACTTAGAAGATGGAGAGGCAAAAGGTGATCCAGAAGAGCTAGAACTACTTGAAAATAATGATGAACCTGTGGCATTAAAAGGCTACAAGGATATTGATGCTAATTTAAGAGAAGCTGATGAGATTGAAGGAGATGAAATGTTAGAAGCAGTAGGCGATGAAACCTATAAAGAAGCAATTGTGGCAGCATATGAGTACCTAAAAAAATACAAGTCCCAATATTTAACTCTTGATAAATTAGAAATATATAGCCCCAAATATTTAGCAATGATTAATAATATTGATAGTCCTGATTACAGAGGTCTTCATCTTGTATATAGTCAATTTAGATCAATGGAAGGTATTGGTATTTTTTCATTAGCTCTTGAGGCAAATGGATATGCTCAGTTTAAAATAAAAAAAACAGGTGTAGACAGTTGGGAACTAAATATGAGTGAAGAAGAAATGGGTAAGCCAACTTATGCTCTTTATACAGGAACAGAAGATGCCGAAGAAAGAGAAATTATTCGTAATATTTATAATGGAATGTGGGATAACATTCCTAATAATATTGCTGCCCAATTACGTCGAAAAAGTTCTAACAACAATTTAGGTGAAATTATTAAAGTTCTTATGATTACATCTGCTGGTTCTGAAGGTATAAATTTACGAAATACCCGATATGTCCATATTATGGAACCTTATTGGCATCCAGTTCGTGTTGAACAAGTTATTGGACGTGCACGACGTATTTGCAGTCACAAAGATTTACCCCAAGAGCTTCAAACAGTTGAAGTATTTATTTATATTATGCAATTTACAAAAGCACAATTGGATAGCGAATTAGCAATTGAATTACGAAATAAGCCACAGGATAGAAGTAAATTAGTACCATACCCAGTTCAAACATCAGATGAAAAATTATATGAAATTTCTACAATTAAGGAACAATTATCGGCACAGCTTCTTACTGGAATTAAGGAAGCATCAATTGATTGTGCAACATATACAAAATCAAATAGTAAAGAAGGTTTAGTATGTTTATCTTTTGGAAAACCAAATGCTTCAGATTTTTCTTATAATCCTAATTATGCTCAAGATGAGAATGATACTGTTGCGGCAATTAATCGAGTAACAATTGACTGGGAAGCACGACCATTTACTGTTTCTGGAAAACAATATATGTTAAGAATGGATACTAATCAAGTTTATGATTATGATAGTGTTATACAAGCCTTAAGGACACCTGGTGTACTACCAATATTATTAGGTAAATTAGTGAAAACACGCGATGGAAATTATGAAATTATTAAGGATAATAAATAAGATATATAAAATTATTGTATAAAATAAAATAGTTTTATATAATATAAATGTCTGTCTTACAGTATACAGATGATAATACTGGTGTGATTTACAAATACACCAATGGGACCGCAAATTCAGGGCTTGTGTTTTCTGGAGTGAATGCTTCAGGAAATGTAAGTTTATTATCTACATTTTCAGTTGATTCTGTAACATATTCAGTTAAAATAATAGGTGGTACTGCTTTTACAAATAATACTAATTTAACAGGCATTACAATTCCAACTTCTATACAAACTATTCAGGCTAGTGCATTTTCAGGTTGTACTAATCTAACATCAATTACAATTCCTAGTTCAGTAACTAGTGTAGGTAATTTAGCATTTAGTGGTTGTTCTAGTTTGGCAACTATTGTT